GTATACGCAGGAGGGTTTCTGAACAGCGTCCACTAACGCTTCTGTGGAATCTATACCGTGACCTTCTTCGACCTCTCTACGGTCAGCTGGTAATAGATTAGAGGCCACTTCTAAAGCAGCCTCCATTGTGATAGGGTGAATGTATTTAGACACGTTGATAGTTTTGGTTAGTATATACTCCCTCCCATGTCATTGAATACAATGTAGCGGGTGTGGGGTGTGTCGATTTAAGGGTTAAAGTGAAGTTCTTATTCTTCTCATATGCTGGTATCGTTTGAGTAGCTTGTTCATTGACTTGTACTCTGTTAGCACCGTATTGGTTAGCAATGGTTGGTTCCCAAGTCTCAGTATAAGAAGGTTTACCAACTCTATCTAAGGTTGTGGTATACAAACCATTTGCACCAAAGTTAAGTTTAACTCGGTGTATAACTAATGATCCATTTAATAAGGCTCTATAAGATTCACCACTTTGTTGGCTATAATGTATGGTAGGGAATTCAACTTCCATATCAAACTGATAACCTAATATAATATTATTAGCAGGTGTTACATCATCAGCTGTACTACCATCTTCTACAAATTGTGGATCATATGTTTTCCAGTTGCCAGGTAGTTTAACTTTTACAGTACCACTTTCAATGAATGTAAATACATTTTCTGTGCGTCCTTGGAACGTTAAGTCTGAAGCACTAGGTACAACATAGACAGCTAAATTATTATTATAAATATGACATGTTGTAGATGAAATTGTTCCAGATTCTGAATCTTCTATAGTAAATGTATTAGCACTTGGTACAGTTTTAATTTCATAAGTACCAGCGGTAGCATTACCAGCAGTAGGACTAAAGATAACAGACTGCCCTTTTAAATAATTATGTCCAGTTAATGTTACAGTAATAATCTTAGCACTACGAGTGTACGTACCTGATTTTTGTAAATTAAATCCTGTAGGTAAATTAAACTTGGTCCAATCATTAGTAGCATCATAAGTTAAATCAGCTGAGTCAACTTCAGTACTATTATCAAGATGTATACGATAAGTTATATCGTCAAGAGTTGTATCTGTAGTCTCATTGTTATCTGTTATTTCACGTTCACCATCTTCTTTTTTCAGGGAAAATTTTTGTAGTACATCTTTAGAGTTGTTTCTTACTACAACATATAAAGCATCATCTAGTACTGCATGATGTTGTATCTCACCCATTAACTCCCAAGTAAACCAAGCTTGTTGTAAACGTTTCTCACTACTATTAAAATACTTATAACCATATAAAGTATTTGTACCTTTCTTACTGAAGAATATTACACCATTCTCTCTAGAGTTAGATACTAATTCTAACTCTTTGTCAAATAGTTTTTGTACTACTTTACTTTGGTCAACCACAATAGGTTCACCTTCACGTAATACCTTAGCTACTTCCCAGAATCTACTATGTTTACCTGCGTTATCTAAGAAAGCTATGGTAGTACCTAATGATATAGGGTTAGTTTTATGGTTAAAGTTATAACTAGATAATGCATTTATCTTAGCAGTTTGAGGACTCAAGACATCAGAGTCTGTAGTTAACATAAACTGTTGGTTCTTGGTAAATATAACAAGACCTGAGTTAACTTGTATAGCGTCATACACTATAGCAGGGTACTCTGAACTACAAGATAAATCAATAACGTCTGTAGCTGAGTATGTAATAGCAGAGCGAGGCCAGAAGTTATAGAAGTCTCCAGGTTGAGACATGATAACATTCTCATCACTGAGCATTACCATTCTGTTCCTAAAGAAGACCATTTTATTTATTTTTTGACCTACAAAAGAAGGTTCAGGTACAGTTGTAGTATTACCTACAGTACATGGATCCCATTCTATATGATCTACATCAAACCGTACAGCATTACTTACATAATTACGTACAATCTGTATAGGCATAGTACCTGAGCTTATGGTAGTAGTTCTACCTGGAGCTGCACATTCTTCCCATGTACCAGGACCGTCCCTGTTATTTTCTCCAAAGAATTTAACGTAGTAATCATCTTCATTAGCAATACTATTTTTTATTTTAACAACATAACCATGCTTACACTGTGTAGGTAAGTCTTCTATGTTATTAACTTCTGAAGTAACCACATTTAATAACTCACCTGTTGGAGAGGTAACGTTAAATGCTGTACCATTGGTAAGGTATATACCATTACCTATAATTTGTACTTCTGATGAAGTGAACTCACTAGTTGCTACTATACCAGCTTCAAGATCACCGAGTATACTTTCAGCAGTAACTGTTGTCTTAGTATCAAAGGATGTAGGAGTTGGACGTATGATGCCTAAGTTACCTTGTATTTGAGAGATACTAACTTCTTCAATAGTAATTTTATAGTATGCATCTTTCATCCAAACATAAAAGTAATCACCTTGTTGCCAACCTGAACCACCATAAAGCATGTCATGTGTGGTAGTATATCTAGCTTGATATGTGGTTGTTTGGTTTTCTCCTGAACCTGTAGTATAAGGTACAGACTGACCTATGGTAGCAATTCTAAAGTATAAATCTACACCTCTATTAACAGAATTATTACTACTATCTTTAACATCAATTGTATATGTATGATCACCTGATAAAGCACCTGTATCTGTTACAGAAGCCCCATCATTAATAGAGAAGATACGGGTAGCAACATTAGGTGCAAATGCATCTCTACCATCACCAGCTGAGTCATCACATCTATGGGTTTGTGATATTCTACCGCTTCTAGAATCCATACTACCGTTAGATGTGCAATAGTTATTACTAGATTTTATTAGATCTACTTTAATTCTTGTAGCAGTACTAGTAGCTGTAGTGGTATTATCATTGAATAAATTAATTGCATACTGACTAGCATAAGCTACTTTCTTTAGTTCAATGTATGCTTCAAATGGTCTAGCAGGTGCAGTAGTACCTGACATTGCAACAGTCTTAGTACGATTAGTTACATAAGTATAATCGTTAAGAGTTAGTGTCTGTATATCTTCATCATCAGTATGAGTTAGATAATTAACTAGTATTGATTGGCTAGATATAGCTGCAGGGTAGGTGACATTCATTTCATCACCTGCACTGTGTCTTTTTGTACCACCTGTATCGTAGATGTCAGTACAAGTCCACATCTTGATAACACCATTTGTTGCTATCTGTCCTATGTATTGTTCGTTCTCATCTCTGTAGTAATGAAACCATCTTCCATTGGTAACAGAATTTTTACTACCATCACTTAAAGATTTAATTAATTTACCACCAGGACGTTTAGTTAATCCATTTACTAAGTCAGGGTATACATTCTTAGCTTTAGATACCTGCCCTGGTAACTTAAGTTCATCAGGCTGTTGAGATATACCTCCAGTATAACTGGGTATTGTTTGTGTAATGCTTGACATTATCTACGTAGTGCATTGTATGGTTGATAAGATGTATAAATACTTTCATGTGGATTTCCAAAGAATGAGTAGTCAGCTTTATCACATTCATACTCTAAACAAGCTGCTCTAGACTTAGCTTCATCTTCTTTCAATAGTTGTGCAAGCTGTGCATTCGATACAAGCTGTGTAGCAGCCCTTACAGCAGCCCTGTAAGTTATGTAACGTTGGAATGGGTTAGGAAGATCTTCAAACGCATACAGCGTCACTAGATCAAGGTACAGAGTCTCAGTAAATTCATCAGTATGGTTTACTAAATCATATAATCTACCATTACGTTGTACTACATCCTTAGATCTATCTTTTAATCCATCATGGATATCATATCTTAATGCATTATTAGGTATAGTTATATAATTATCAGAGTCAGGGTTAACCGCTATGTGTAATTCAGTATTGAAATGCCAGCCTTCATTCTGTACGTCCTTGTTAACTTCATTTAATATATTATATATAAATGAAACTTCTGGGTTTTCATAATTCAGGGCGGTTACTGGAGACTGACCGATGGCACCCAGTATTGAATTAACTGCGGATAGTTCTGTATCGGTATCAATTGTTGAGGTAGCCATAGGTATAAATATTTGTGAATAAAAAAAAGGGAGACCGAAGCCTCCCCATGTGTAATATATTTAGAATGCAGCAGGTGCAGTTGCTGTACCAGCGTACAGTTCAACAGCAGCAGCTGGGTTAAGATAGTCAGCACCCATAGCCAATCTACCAAGAATAACATCACCCTGATAAATCACGGATACGTCACCTGATGTAATTTGGACTTGAGGACCAATTGCTTCAACAACTCCAGCAGCTTCTCTTTGGAAGATAAGACCACAAGAATTATCGTAATTAGATTTCTGACCATACTCGTTGTTGATACCAGTAACAGAGTTACGTGCGTCTTCAACTTCTTCAGCCACGAAACTACCTGTGTTACCAGGATTCTCTACGTTAGTATGTAGAGCATCGTTGTTACCAGAAGCAGGTTTATAAGCAGTACCATATCTACCTAAGAATGGTATGTTCATAGATTTGTAAACCTTGATACCAGCGATCTCCACAATTCCATTACCCTTTTGACGGGATGTACCTTGTGCGTCTCTGTTAACTAGGCCATTCTCACCAACCTGTTGGATTAGTTCATAGTATTGTCTTGGGTTTAGTACACCAACACGTCCTTCAGAACTAACACCTTTCTCATCTAGTGCAGCTGCAGCATCATAGAATGCGTTCACCAAACCAGTTGCACTGTATGCATCATTAGCATCAGCTGTAGTACCAACACGAATTTGAGTACCACCTGGTTCTATAAAATTAGTTTTTGTTATTGGACTAGCCTTTCTTGCGCCACGTGATACGGCACGGAAGATTAGTCTATCATATTTTTGAGCTAAAGCATAACCGATCTTCTTAGAGATCTCACCACGTAACTCATAATGCGCCAATGTTTCATCTAATTCATAAACGAAAGCACTGGAGATAAGTAGATCATCAACAGTTATAGTTTTTTCAGCTACTGGAGGTGCGCCATCACTGTTACCCAAGATGGAATTTCCTGGTGTATGGAATTCAGCTTTGGTGTGTCCTGTGTAGATGAACTGTAAAGATTTCCCGTTTTTCAGGGTTCTCTTCATAACTAGATCTCTAGCTATTGCATTATATTCGAAGCCTTTAAACATCTCGCCACTGAACAGCTTGAGGTAAAGGGCTCTTCTATCGCCTGTGCTATTAGAAGCACCTGGCATAGTTACTGACGCCTGATGCGCAGTACTTTGTTGTGCCATTTTTCTTTAATTTAAAATGTATTGAATGTATATTTTCTCTTGCCAGCAAATTAAAACGTTTGTTTTTGTGGTCTATCCCACCGTCTAGACGGCTAATGGTATCCTCCGTAGAGGGCATAAGCCAAAGCGAGTGAGGGGAATCGAACCCCTGTTAAGTTAGGTTGGAAACCTACTTTCTTCCATCGGCACTCGCAAGGTAACATTAGATGTTTCCTTATGGTATTGGAGGTGTGCTCCTTCGATCATTATGAAAAAGGATAGCAGTCCGAAAACTACTATCCATAACTCGTTAACTTTACTCACCTAAAAGAGCTTCTTCTAGGGAGCGAGGAAAGTCATCTGCCTCGTCAACACCTGGGGGCTGTTTGTCACTCGGGAGAGTGTCAGTTTTTTCAGGTTCAGGTGTTAAAGAAGTCACAAAGGCAGGGTTATCTGAACTTTGTTGTGACATTAGAAACTATACTTAGCTCCTAATTTGGTTCCGTATGTTGTGTCAGTATCTTCATCAAAGATATCTGCGAAAGATACTTCACCATAGATGCCAAGTTTATCTGTAGCAGAGACAGAGCCACCAAGCTTGCCAGAGAAATTAGACTCTGAATCAACGCCATCAGCAGCATTAATTGTCTTACCGCCTTGCACATAGAATGCAAGAGCACCGATTTCGTTTTCATAACCTACGTGTAGGTCTGTAGCTCTTGATTGGAATTCATTTCCAAGTGAAGTTGTATTGCTTTCAACGTTTACATATGGACCAGCCATTGCAGGTGTAGAAGCTAGAGTGGTTGCTAGGACAAGTGCAAGTTTTTTCATTAAATTAAATTAGATAGTTTTAGTGTAAGTGACACCACGATACTTTAGTTTTACAGTCATTGTAAATCTCTAGTACCTAAGCCCCGTTCCATGCTTAGGTTTCATGCGTCCATGAAAAATGGATGAACGGACGTGGTTCTATTTTTTCTTTGTAGTTTTTTTGGTAGGTCTACCAACCTTTGTACCATAGGTACCCTTACCCGAGGGCATATTCTTTCTCCGTTGTAGAAGCTAAGTCAAGTGGAAAATTGTGTGCGTTTCTTTCGTGCATTACTTCAAAGCCAAGGTTAGCTCTGTTTAATACGTCAGCCCATGTAGGTACGACTTGGCCTCCAGAGGCTACGATGGATTGGTTGAAGTTAAATCCATTGAGATTAAAAGCCATAGTGGAGATTCCCATAGAGGTAAGCCATATGCAAGTGACGGGCCAAGCAGCCAAGAAGAAATGTAGACTCCTGCTATTGTTAAAGCTAGCATACTGGAATATGAGTCTCCCAAAGTAGCCATGAGCCGCAACAATGTTATACGTCTCTTCCTCTTGACCGAATTTATATCCATAGTTTTGTGAATCAAGCCCAGTTGTTTCACGAATAAGCGAGGAAGTAACGAGACTTCC